ATGAAACAGACAGTAGAAGAAGCAGCAAGGGAAGCAATTCATAAGCATTATAATTGTAATGGAACCTATCCATGTTCAGAACGTGAATATTGCGAACATTGTAACGGTCATAATACAGCATTCGATTGTTGCGAATGTGGTGCAGATGAATTTAAAGAAGGATTTATTGCCGGTGCGAACTGGCATATCAACAGCGTGTGGCACAAGACTAAAGATGAAGTGCCACAAGCTCATGGAGAATACGAAAATGAACATTATCCGCAGATGCCATGCCTTGTATATGGGAAATTAAGCACTGGAACTGGTTACGGTGTCCGCTATTGGAATGTAACAGAGCAGTGCTGGAACGATGAAGAGTGCGATGATTACGAGTGTTCCAAAGATGCCATTGAAGAATGGGCGTATTTGGATGATTTAATACCTAATAAAAAGCAATGATTATGAAATCAAAATATGTATTATCAGTCGAACAGATGGAACATTTGCAGGAGCTTGGGTTGGACACAAGCGATGGAAGCATGTGTTTCGAGTGGAATGAATCAGATGCAGACAACATGGTTGTAACCTCTCCGGATGCCGATACGAATTACGACTATTATCATGAAACTTACACTTTGCAGGACATTCTCGATAAGCTGCCGCCTGTCATAAAAAAATATTATTGGCTTGCAATCAGAGTTAGTGCACACAAGGGAATGTGGTATGTAGAATATAATGGAAGAGGGTGTACTTTATCTTATTTTTATTCAGAAAATCTCATTGACGCGGCCTACGGGATGCTGTGCTGGTGTATTGAAAAACAGATATATTAAAACTAAAGAAAAAGAATGAAAGCACATGTAATGAAACTTGAAAACAATTGTGTGATTGTTGACGAGGAATATTTTAATGAGATAAAGAAGGAGTCAGAATTTAACCAGGAAAAGATAAATGAGATTGCCGAAGAAAGGTTTTTGAAATATGTCAAAGAAAGCGGCATCAAACTTTCCTATAAAGTAAACGATATACCTTATTTTTTTCACCACGACTTGTTGTATGAAATAAATTATGATGAGAGAGGTTATCCTGAATCTGTGTTAGAGAAGGTGAAGTATGTTATTGCAGACGATATAACAGAGGCTTTGAACGACAAGTTTAAAGGACTGAAAGACGAGGCTTTGAATTACGCAATAAGCGAGTTTGACAAGCGGAAATACGGTTTGGAGGCTACTGCAAAAATATGGAAATGTATTGCATTAATCTTTTTCATTATGACTATTGTTTCAACAACCGCATTATTTATATAGTTATGACCGAAGAACTTGTGACATTAGAGACTGCGAAGCTGCTGAAAGATAAGGGCTTCAATTGGAAGTGTGAACACCTAATAGACCGCAATAAGGTTATTACAAAATATGACCTTCCGCAAAGTATGTCGTGTTGTACGGAAATAGATGACGAATCAGTTGAATTTTTGTGTCCAGTGTTGTATGTTGCTCAAAAGTGGCTGCGTGAAATAAGAGGTGTGTATGTATATGTAGAACCTGTTATTGGAAAAAGATGGAAGCTTTCTTTTTGTGATTTCAATGTTCCAACAGAAGAAAGCGACTGGATGGAGAACGAAATAAACAAAGGGAATGGCTATAAAGTATATGTCACCTACGAGGAAGCACTGGAAGCCGGAATACAAGAAGCATTAAAACTTATATGATTATGAAAGCAAACCTAATATTTTTTCTTGCGATATTCATCATATCAGCATTATTCATCGGTCACTTCCGACTGACATTCTCACCGTTCAGTGTATCCTTTCTCTATTGGCATAGGACTGTAGGAGTTATTCTTATCGTTGCAGGATGCTTGGTCTACAACATAGGTGAGCATATATCAGGCTACAAGAAAGGATTAAATGAAGGCATGGAGATTGTTTTGAAAGAGTTAAAAAAAAGATACAATGAAGAAGATAATGTTCAATGATAAATATAGCCTAACCCAGGCTGTATTGGATGGTCGGAAGACTATGACGAGAAGGGTCTGCAAGTATGACAGACCAAATGAAACTTATGATATTGTATTCCCCGTTTTTGAATCAAATGATTACGATAATGACGGGAACATAGTATCTCCATTAAATTATGCTTTTGGTTGGAAAAACGACAAAGGAGACTTTACGGGTTGGAATATTCCAAAATACAAAGTAGGTGAAATCGTTGCCGTTGCACAGAGATACAAAGATGTAGTAGAAAAACGGGATGAAGCCCAAGAAACATTACTTCTATATAAAATAGGTGAAAAATATCTTACAATGGAAGAAATGGGAGCAGGATGGAGTAATACTATGTTTACAAAGGCTGACCTCATGCCCCATCATATCCGCATTACCGACATCAAGATAGAACGGTTGCAGAACATATCCGATGAAGATTGCTTTAAGGAAGGAATTTTTAAATGGGATGCTGGACAAAAGGATATTCCTTTTTATTCATTCCATTACGCAGATATACCCGACTACAATGATCCTCGTGACGCATTCGCAGAACTGATAGATAAAGTCTCCGGCAAAGGTACATGGGAATCCAATCCCTATGTATTTGTTTACGAATTTGAATTAGTTCATTAACCATGAATAGAAAAGAATACCAGGAACACTGCAAGCATTACAGCCCCTACAGTGGGCAGTGCTACAAAAAGTCATTCATATCGAGTATGGCAAGTAATATGTATGTGAACATACGGTGTGACGGGAAATGCCCCCGTATGAGTAATTACGACAAGAGAAACGGAATATTAACTGATAAAGAAAGAACAGATGAATCTAAATGAACTGCGCGACCGCGCCTATAAAACCGCTTGCGACCACGGTTTCCACGATGAAGAATTGAGTAACGAACATTGCCTTTGCCTTGTAATATCCGAGCTTATGGAAGCTGTGGAAGCAGATAGAAAGGGAAGATTAGGAAAGAAATGTAAATCACGTTTTGAAATGGACTATAATCGCTATCCTGCATTAGTGGAAGAAGAAAAGCGATTTAAGTGTTCCTTTGAAAAGAATGTAAAAGATACACTTCCGGATGAACTGGCAGATGCTGTAATCCGCTTGCTTGACCTTGCCGGATTGAGAGGTATAGATTTGTCCGATACGAATGAAATTGCCGATGAATTTGTGAGCCTCAAATCCGGATTCAGATTTACAGAGGTTTGTTTTGGTTTTACACTCCTACTAACTAACGATGTAGAAGGTTTGGGAAAAAAGGATATGTTTCGCTCTTGCCGGGTTGATTAAGTATTGCCAATTTTCTAATATAGACCTTATGTGGCATGTGGAGCAGAAGATGAGATACAATGAATTGAGAGAAAACAAACATGGGAAAAAGTATTAAACATTTCCCGTTACGTATAGACTGTCGTACAGTCATATATGTAATAAAAGATAAGCTTACCCCTGAATATGCAGAGAAGAAGCGAAAACTATTCAATTCTATTTCAGCGATTGAAAAGAAGGGTGGAGGATACCGGGTAACAGTTGATGTCGAAGAAGTAAGGGAACTTGTTGTCAGCGGTATGCGCCTGAAAGATATTGCAAAGAAATTGGGAGTGAGCAAAACCACTGTTGATAACTATATAAAGAAGTATGATTTGAGAAATGGAAAAAGATGAAACAGTTTGGACTGATGCGAAATGTGCAGCCCTTCGAGTTGAGTTCCTTACCAGTCGTGAGGAACTCTTTTTGTATGCAAAAGCCATCTATTCCGCTATGATATGGGGTAGGGAGGTGAACGAGCAAAATCAGATTATTCAGGAAAAGAATAACTCTGTAAAATAAAAAAAGGAGAACTAAGCGCACGACCACTCAATCCTCCCTCACACGATTATGATGCAAATATACTATTTACTTTTAAAATAATCGTGTTATGGAGCTGGATTTTAATAAAATCATTCGTCTTAAAAAGATTCGTATCGAGAAATCAGAACTTTCAGAGGAAGAAAATACCTTGACTGCCCCGGTTCTGAAAGACAAGTGTCTTATCCATGAAATCTATAAAATATTCGTTGAGTTACTGAATGAGAGAGGATGTCCGCCGAATATTGACAGTGTGACCCAGCGGAAAAAATTTATCTTCATCATCTTGTATCTGTTTTCTCCAAGCTCGCTTGCCGGTGGAAAAATGACAGCAGGGGTACGTGAAGAGATGTCAAGGGTGCTTAGGGTTCAGTCCAAGAGCACAATTTCCGACAACTGCGCTGATGTCGTATTTCTGTATCAGAATTATGGGGATTTCAGCGGGGATATAGAGTATCTTTACACAGAAATCGTAAATCGGTTAAGAATCAAAGGGCTAATCAATTAATGAGCCGGAGTTTAGTGCTCCGGCTTTTCTGTTCTCAAATGGTCAACAACACTTTGCAACCTGTCTGCATCTTTAGGATTGAAAATAAATTCGTCAAAATCTCCATATGCACTTCGATGACCAAATATGTACTTAACAGCATGGATAATTCGTTTGAGTACATTTCTTTCGGGTTTTAAGTGTACGTTGCAATATACTTCCTTTTCATCCTCAAAATATGACATTACAATCTGATGTTCGATGCTGTTGCATTCACAAATAAAGAGTTCTTTTTTATCCATGGTTGTTTATAACATAGTTGCAACTTGCTTTTCTACGGCTGATTTAATAAAAGCGTTTATTGATATTCCAGCTTGTTGGGCGAGAATGGCAATTTTGCTATGTACCTCTGGGGAAATTCGTATGTTCAGGGAACCAGAATAACTTTTACGCGGTGTAATTCCGGCTTCCTTACAATATGCTATATAATCATCGACAGCTCCTTTAAAATCCTCTTTCAATTCAGATACAGTTTCACCTTCATACGAAATCATTGTATCTTTTGGCAAATCAAGGACTTTTCCAAATAGGCAATTATCTTCATCGCTTATCTCAATACTTCCTATGTAACCTTTGTAAGTCAATGTTTTCATATTAATTTATTTTTAGTCAGAAATTCAAATACTTGTTTCATTACATACCCTTTTACGATACTTCCTGGATGTGGCTTATGCGCAGTGTACGAGCTTTCCCCTTTTGCGAAAATGACACGTGACCCACTTGTTTTTCCTTTGTTATCTATCTTATATCCGAAAATGGAGAACAAGCGTACAAGCTCATCCCAATTAAAATCTTTTGGCTGGCTTTTAAAGCGTTCTATCAACTTCTCTTTTGTACCCATAATTTAATGGTTTATGCAAATGTAACTATTTTACAGTTGCAGAACAAGTGATTTAATGTTTTTCTTCAATCTCAGCCACAATTTTCTTTAGCTCCTCTATCGTATCGGCTTTGTGGAAGTTTTCTTTATACTGGATAAGGGCGGTGAGTTCACTTTTATCGGTTACTTCTACTGGCGAGGCGAAGAGTTGCCACATAGGAACATCTAAGGCGGATGCTATTTTTTCAAGAGTTTCTACCGAAGGCATCGTTTTGTTATTAATGAGATTACTTACCGTAACCTTTGAAACACCTATTGTATCAGCTAAACTAACTGACGAAACACCTTTTTCTACCATTATTTCTTTGATTCTTACCTGCATAAAATATAGCTTTAACTAATTAATGCTGCAAATATAGTAATATTTTAATCTTCAATGTTTGATGATAAAATATTAGTTTATTAATCTGTGTTAAAGATAAAGTAATATTTATTCTTTTATTTGTAGGTGATAAAATATTACTTTATCTTTGCGTCATCAGAAACGAAGTAATAACAATTAAAAGATATACGATTATGGCAACATCAGTAATTAAACAAAGAACAATAGAGAAATTCATCATGTCAGAGTTTGTACAAGGCAATTTGAACACAAAAGAACAAGTAAGCTGTATGCTTCTTCTGATTCAAAAGAAGCTGAATATGTCTGTAGAACAGGCTGGCAACTTTATGAGAAACGCAATAGGTATTAATGCTTAATATATACGATTATGAAAGCGGATTTAGTTTTAGTTATCAGCCCCGAAGCCCCATTAATGAAACAACTGGGCAAGGCGTTGGGCAAGCTATGTACCATGTACGACTTTACTACCATTGACAAGAACGAAAAGTATATCACCATACAGCACGACAAAACTGGGCTTGTAGTGGCTTATACGAGTGAAGAGAGATTGAATGCTAAACATTAAATATAGTGATTATGAACTCAATAAACGAAAACGGTTGCAGCGTATGCCAACCTGGTAAAGAGAATTACACTACCTATAACACCAGGTTGAGAGGTAAGAGAGTGAGAATGTACCAGTACGACTATCGTACTGAAAGTGGTGAATTGTTCGCCTGTTGTGCACCTACCTTAGAGGCGTGTAGAGAAAGACGGGACAAGTGGCTTAGTTCACGACAATAAGCCGATTGTCGTGTATAACGATTGAAGATATTTCGTTATCTTTGGTTATGGTAGTACCTTTGGGGTACTATCGCGGAATGGAGCAGTTGGTTAGCTTACCGCTTTGACTTGGCGGTGGTCACAGGTTCGAGTCCTGTTTCCGCAACTATTGAGTATTAATTAAAAAAATGACACGATTATGAATGTATTAACATTACAGATTAAAAAAGATAGTTTTCAATCTATCTTAAAAGGTGAACAAGACATAGAACATAGATATGTTTACCCCTCAAATGTTACAAGATATGTATATTTTGAACACGATGGCAAAAGATACAAACGGCAAGAAGATATACCAAATGATGATAAGGATGTGGATGTAGTACCAATAAAGTATGACGCTTTGGTTCTTATAAATGGCAGACGAAAAGATGCGCCACGTCTTACGGTGGAGGTTAAGAGTGCTGAATTTATCATTTTTACAGATGAAGATGGTAACGACCAAGTATTTGAAGAAAACGGCAAAGAATATCTTGTTTGCCAAGTATGGTATCATTTGGGTAAGATACTTAGTACAGATAATGTTTGATTGTTTAATTTTAAAATTTATTAGCTGAGTCGGTAGTACAAGGAGAAGAATTAACAGAACAATGGGACCGCGCCGTAATATGAACGGTGCAGGGGCTGGTGGTAGATTGGTTGCCAGACGTGGCGGTGAAGCTGGTACAACGCAGTTAGGAAATAGAGACCAAAGACGGTATGACTTACGTGTTGTCTTTGGGGTTCGTGGAGCAAATGGTTCAAATGGTTAGCCTATGAACAAGTATGCCCTTACAATGCAGATAATACGCAGTGTTCGTGATAAAACGGACACTGCTGTGTTGTTTTATTCAGCCGGTGGTAAAGACGGTATAGCTTTATTGGATATGCTTGCAGGTGTATTTGATAAGGTTATATGCTATTATATGTACCTCATACCAAATTTAGACCATGTGCAGCCTTATATCAAATGGGCAGAAAATCATTACAAAAATGTAGAAGTACGCAAAATTAGACATTTTCAGCGTGACTATTACGATTTCTGGGGCTTTTTTCGTGAACCAGATAGTTCTATAAAGCCGAGAAAGATTGGTGAAATAGAACAATTTGTAAGAGAAGAGACAGGTGTCATGTACGGATTCAGCGGAATGAAAGGCGTAGATGGCTATATGAAACGGATGCGCTTAAAGAAGTTTGCTAAAACCGGCTATGTAACAGATAAAGGCATGGTTTATCCTCTTGCATTGTGGACAAACAAAGAAGTGCTTCAATATATTAGGCAAAGTGGATTGATACAACCTTTTATCTATGATGCAAACGCTATAAGTCAAGGATTTACTATTGATTTAAATACGATGCTATTAATGCGTAGTAAATATCCCAATGATTATAAACGCATTTTGAAAGAGTTCCCATATTCCGAAAAATTAATATTCGATTATGAAAGAGAACAAAATAACTCAACCGGAAAGTAGAGAAATACAGCGGAGTGATATAAACTTCGCTAACTACAATCCTCGCAAAATAACACAAGAAGCAAGAAAGAACCTGAAAGCAAACCTAAAGCGTGTAGGGTTGCTTGGTGGTATCGTATGGAATGAGGTTACTGGCAACCTTGTTTCTGGTCATCAACGTATTTCAGTGATAGATGAAGTAAATAAATACAATCCTGACACGAGAACTAATGATTATTTGATTCGTGTTGAAGTAGTTCACATGGACGAAAAAACTGAAAAAGAGCAGAATATCTTTATGAATAACAGAAGCGTACAAGGCGATTTTGATTCAGATATGTTAAAAGATATGCTTGATGGAATTGATTATAGCCTTGCCGGACTGAATGACTTCGATTTGAATATGCTTGGAATTGGTGATTTGGACTTTTCTATTAACGATGATATTTGGAGAAAGGAAGATATATTGGACGATTCATTATCAGCCATAGATGAAGCTACTAAAGAAGGTAAAGAGAATAAAGACATTAACCGTTCCAATAATTTTTATGAGGATTCAAAAGAAAATCAAATTGTACGTCACAATGAAGTGCAAAAGATAAAAGACAGAATTAGCAACCAAAATAGCTTTGAAAAGGATAACGGAATGTTAAGCTATGTCGTGCTGTCTTTTAATAACCCAACAGAAAGGGCTAATTTCATGAAGATGTTCGGTTATGGATTTGAAGAACGATACATTGATGGAAAAGAATTTATGGATAGAATAGAATTTGGGGTAGAATAATGGCGAACGAACAGAATTTAACGCAGAAAGGCAAACGCATTAGCACAGAGAGAGCGCAGGAACTCGCAAGACTTTCGGCTGAATCGAGAAGACAGAAAAAGGAACTTGTGAAAACCGCAAGAGAGTTTGCCATTGCTGCGTTGAATGCTGAAACTACAGATGATAAAGGTCGGAAATACATTGTAAAGGATGCCATGATAAAAAAACTCATAGCGAAAGCTGTGGGTGATGCAGATTTGAACGCTATAAGGTATTTATTAGAACTTATCGGTGAATCTCCTGCTGATGAAAACCAAAAGATTGCAAATGCTGATATTCCAACAGACATAGAGCACGGCATCAACATTGATTCCTGGATTAAAGACAAGCTGAAATGATAGTACCTCAAGAAATTTACCATCCATTATATGAGGATAAGGAAAAATTTATAATTCTTATCACCGGTGGGCGTGGTAGCGGAAAGTCTTTCAATGCTTCTACCTTTATTGAGCGGTTGACTTTTGAAATGACTCCCGTAGAGAAGATTGTGCATCAGATTCTTTACACCCGTTACACGATGGTTTCTGCCGGTATGTCTATCATCCCCGAAATGATGGAGAAGATAGATTTGGACGGTACCACGAAATATTTCAAGACCACAAAGACGGACATAGTCAATAAGATGACTAAGAGCCGTATCATGTTTCGGGGTATCAAGACTTCTTCCGGGAACCAGACAGCAAAACTGAAATCCATTCAAGGCATTACGACTTTCGTCTGCGATGAAGCGGAAGAGTGGACAAGCGAAGATGAGTTCGACAAGATAATGCTCTCCATTCGCAAGAAGGGTATTCAGAACCGGATTATCATTATAATGAACCCATGCGATTCCAATCACTTCATCTACAAGAAATACATTGAGAAAACTCACAAGCTGGTAGAGATTGACGGTGTGCAGGTTCAGATTTCCACTCATCCGAATGTGCTCCATATCCATACTACGTATTTTGATAACTTGGATAACCTTTCTCCTGAGTTCCTGAAAGAGGTGGAAGATATGAAGGTGAGTAATCCTGAAAAGTATGCTCATGTGGTTATCGGCCGGTGGGCTGACGTTGCAGAAGGTGCTGTGTTCAAGAAGTGGGGAATTGTTGACGAGTTCCCGGCTTGGGCAAAGAAAATTGCTTTCGGGCAAGACTTCGGTTATACGCATGACCCGTCTGCTTCCATTCGTTGTGGTATCGTTGATAACGCCCTTTACTTGGATGAAGTGGATTACCGTACTGGATTGCTTTCTTCTGACATCATCAAGACTCTTCGCCCGTGGGGATTGAAAGTCATTGCTGACAGCGCAGATCCACGTTTGATTCAAGAGATACACAACGGAGGAATCAAGATATATGCCGTAGAGAAAGGTGCAGGCTCTATCAATGCCGGAATTGACAAAATGAAAGATATGGAGATTTATATAACCAAACGCTCGTACAACTTGCAAAGCGAGTTCAGAAAGTATGTTTGGGCAAAGGATAAGGACGGGAACTATATCAACGAACCGGAAGACCATGACAATCACGGAATAGATGCTGTACGTTACTATGTATTGGGTGAGCTTCTTGGTAAGATTCAGAAGCCGAAAGATTTAACAGGAATATTCACACATTAAAAATATAAACTATGCCATTGAATTTAGAAGAAATATTAGCATTGCCTGACATCGGGCAGAAGATAAACTACCTGAAGAAAGGTAGGAAGACTGAACTTCCCGACCGTTGCAAACTTTGGGATGATTGGAATCCGGAACGACATGAAATCATGGTTGACAAAAAGAAATATCCGGACAGAAAGGTTCTTGAAAAAGAAGCTGAGAAACACTTCGATGAAAAAACTGGTAAGACTTATGAAATCGAAGCAAAGTATAAGACTGAACCGGTGAACCGTATTTCTATTCCATTGGAACAAGATATAGTGAACATTCAAACTGCTTTCACGGTCGGCACAGAACCGTCTATGGATTGCATTCCGACTGATGATGATGAAAAGAAGCTGCTGGATGCGGTAAAGGCTGTATTTAAATCCAACAAAATCAAATACCAAAACAAGAAGATTGTCCGTGCCTGGCTCTCCGAACAAGAAGCGGCAGAATATTGGTATGTTACCGATGATGATTCGTTTTGGGCAAAGTTTTGGAAGAAAGTTAAGACTACGTTCGGTGGCAAGGTCAAGCCCACCAAGAAACTGAAAAGCGTGTTATGGTCTCCATTCAGAGGTGATAAGCTATACCCGTTCTTTAACGATGAAGGTAAAATGATTGCTTTCTCACGTGAGTATAAAAAGAAGCTCATGGATGATTCGGAGATCACCTGCTTTATGACTATCACGGACAAAATGGTTTATCAATGGGATTTGTCTAAAGGGTATGAAGAAAGAACGCCTTTTGCTCATGGATTCCCAAAACTACCGGTTCTCTATGCTTATCGTCCTGAACCTTATTGCAAGAAGATAAAGACCTTCCGGGTCCGGTTGGAGAAACTATTATCCAATTATGCTGATTGTATAGACTACCATTTCTTCCCACTATTGAAGCTAATTGGTGATGTAGAGGGTTTCATGGGTAAGGTTAAGGATAGAATGGTCAAACTTACAGGTGAAGGTGCGGATGCCCAGTATCTGACGTGGAACCAAGCAAATGACACCGTAAAATTTGAGGTAGAAACCCTCTTTGAGAAAGCATATTCTATGACGAATACACCGCAAATCAGTTTTGAAAAGTTGAGCGGTGCTGGAAATGCTTTGTCGGGAGTGGCTTTCGATTACGTGTTTCTTTCGACACATTTGCAAGTTCAAAATCATGCCGAGGTGATAGGTGAGTTCTTGCAAAGGCGTGTGAACTTCATAGTCTCTGCTTTAGGTTCTATAAATCCATCTGAATTTAACAAAGCATCTGAAACGATAGATATTAGTACAGAAGTTGTTCCGTATCGCCTTGACAATTTAGAAGATAAAGTTAATGTAGCTGTAAAAGCTGTGTCAGGTGGTGTATGGTCGCAACGACATGGGGTAATGTTTGCTGGAAATATTGACCGCATCGAAGAAGAAATTTCAGAAATAAAAGAAGAACAAGAAGAAAAGAGAAAAGCTGAAATGCAGAAACAAGCCATAAAGATAGGGGAGTGAAATCACTCCTCTTTGTAGCTCCATTGATAGCCCTTGTGCTTCTTTATTTTCCCATTACAACACATTGAAATGCCCGAATGGTGCGCACCAGTTGTGCGTGCCGCTTCATTCAAACTATCAAATGAATTTATAATTTTGCCGTCTTTTAATTGTAGAACAGCTCGTGAATTATGGTGGTTTTTGCCAGTCTTTTGCTTTCTACCAAGAACCCTATATGCGTGTAGTAAGTTTTCACCATCAGTAACCCATTCAAGATTGGCAACGCAATTATTGGTTTTATCACCGTCTATGTGGTTTACTTGTGGTAGGTTTTGCGGGTTAGGTATAAAAACATTTGCGACCAAGCGATGAACTTTAAATATGCGCTTTCTGCACCATACATTCAAATACCCCTTTTTGCTTTTTATGGGTATTAAAATGCGTCCATCTCTAAACCAATATCCTTTACCGTTCCAGCATTTCTTTGGCAAGGATTTTACCCTACCTAAATTTGATACTTGATAATCGCCTTCGTACCCTTCAATGTCTTTCCAAATTTCATCCATAATTATTTCATTTAAGAGTGAATAATAAAGGCAGCCTTCAAAGGTCGTGCTAAGGTTGCCTTTGTATAATCGTGTATGTTTAGTTTTTAAATATTAGCTTATACAAACCCGAAGTCGGTGACGAGAACATTGGTGCACGCCCTGCTATTACCGTCCGTTTGCGTTCTTCTGGAAATACGTCTTTCAGCTTCTCAATATTGCTTTTCAAACGGTCTTCTGTAAAAATACAACCGCTTGCCTCTTCAAGCATAAAGTCGTTTATCACTTTGATTAATCCTTGTACATAAAGGTTATTCATGTCAATTACTAATTCTTCTGTTTTCATATTCGTTATATTTATGTGTTTATACTTAATTTCGTTTACCACTGTTATTATGCGATTTTAACAAGGTTGCATTTCTTGAAACAACGCCATTCTTCTTTTTCAGTGTCAAAGTACACCTGCAAATTATCATTCAGTTTTCTGCCTGTACCTTTCACCTCACCGATAAGATTCTCTTTGAGAGTGCCAAAGGCTTGACGTAACGTGCCGTCAGTCTTTTTGAAGTAAAACTCTACTATCTTCACTTTTAAAGCTGCTTTCAGCTTCAAATTAGCCCATGCGCATTTTAACGCTTCACTCATTGAATAACCGTTCTTGCGAACAAAAGACCATGCCATTTGCATCACTTCTTTCATCTGACTTTTAAATTTTGTACTCATACTCTTATATGTTTTAAATTATACTACTTCGTTTAATTCGACATTGCAAAGTAAAACTAATTAGTTTAATTTTGCAATATCTAAAGCAATAAATAATGTTAAAAATAAAACTAAGTAGGTTTATTTTAGTCATATAATTGTATTATGTGGTATAAATATCTATTTTTGCCGAATAAAACTATATAGTATTATGGACTTTAGAACAAGGATAAAAGAACTTTGTCAAGGGCAAGGTATAACTCAAAAAGAGTTAGCAGAAAAAATGGGAATATCTGATATAAGTCTGAATAAGACTTTACGAGGGGAATATCCGCAGTTGCAAACATTAGAAAAGATTGCGAATACATTAAATGTTCCTATTGCCGAACTATTTGAAAAGCCGAATGCCAGTAATGTTATCGGCTTCGTAAAAGTGGGTGATACCGTGCATGAAGTAAAGTCTGCGGAGGATGTAAAGAATTTAGCAGGGATGCTTAAATAATTAGTATGAAGAAAGAATTCTTTAAAAGAATATGGAATGATCCTGTAGGCGCAGGAGTTATTTCTAGTTTGATTTTGTCAGTGCTACCTCCAATAGGAGCATTGCTAAATACTATTATAGGTGGAAATTCTTACAAAGAATCTATAGTGTTTATTTTAACCTACCCTATCGACGTTTGGATATTATTTTCTATGGCAATATTATATGTTCTATTGAAGGGTATTTATTGTAGATGGATAAAAACGGATTTTAGATATGATGCAGATTCACTTTTACATGATAAGAATTTATATGACAAAATAGTAAAAGAAGTTTTGCCTCCTGAGGGGTCTATTGCTTTCCTTAGAACTAATAATTTTGCAGGGTTTAGTTTTGATTTGAAAAATTTGGAGCAAATAGATAATTTCTTTTTTAGATTTAAAGATAATCCAACACTTGAATTTATAAATCCAGATATTGAAAAATTGAAAAAGAATCTTTATGTTAGTATCGATATCTTTCAAGATTTAATAGCAGGCTACACTTTTCCCATTGGGAATAATCGCCAAATAGTGCCTGAAGAGTGGGAAATCGAATGTCCTGATCATTTTTATGATGTAGTTGATAAAATACAGAATAGTACTAAAAACATATGTCGTGATTATGATACTTTGGTGCGAATAGGACGAATTAAAATAAAGTGATAAGGTGACTACTGCCGTTTCCGCTGTCAGTGGTGGCATCTGGTCAACGCGTGAGGGAATCATGTTTGCCGGAAATGCTGATAGGGTAGAAGAGGAACTTGCAGAAATCAAGGAGGAACAAGGGGTAAAGAATGAGCAAATCGGAGATAAGGGAAAGAAAAACGCCTCTTAGTCAGAAAAATTACGAGGTTTATAATTTTAGTATAAGAAAAATAGAATGGTTAGCGGTAATTCTTCGGAGTTACCGCTATTTTTATATTCATAGTAAAATAACGAATAAATGCTTTGATAATATTCGTATTATTACTATATTTGCATGGTAATTAAGTCCAAAGCGTTATGAGTTACAAATCAGTTAAAGACGTTGTAACTATGTTGCAAGAAAACGGTTTTGTTCTAAAGAGCCAGAAAGGTAGTCACATGAAGTTTGAGAAAGACGGCAAAGTGGTTATTGTACCGAATCATAACAGCAAAGGCGTTGAGAAAGGCACTTATTACAGCATTTTGAGACAAGCGGGGCTAAAGTAGCCCCCTTGTTCTCTTAATTAAAAAAGGAGGTAATATGAAAACAGTAGAAGTTATTGTAGAACACGCAGGAAAGAACTTAAGTGCTTATATTGAAGATGCTCCTGTCATTACAGTCGGTAACGACATGAAGGAGTTGGAAGATAACATGAAGGAGGCTATCGAATTGTATTTGGAAGATAACTCTAATCCTTGTGAGGTGCTTTCTGGAGAATTTGAGTTAAAGTTTAAGATTGATGCTGCTACTTTTATCAACTATTACAGTAATATCTTTACTAAGGCTGCATTGAGCCGTATTACAGGAATCAATGAACGCCAGTTGTGGCATTATGCTGCCGGAGTTCACAAACCTCGCAGGCAGCAGTTAGAGAAAATTCAGAGGGGTATTCAATCATTGACAAAGGAGTTATCGGCTATAAATTTGTTATAGTATGGTGGATGTTAGAGAATTGAAAATTGGTAATTATGTCTATTTACAAAATAGCAAAACTCCATATAAGATAACAGAAATAGGATATAGTGAGATTGAATATCCAAAATATGAAGCGAGTGGAATATCATCAGAAGCGGTATTTCGTACCTATGTAGAGAACCTTAATCCCATTCCTCTTACAGAAGAACTGTTGTTGAAGTGTGGATTTGAAAAGCATAAATGGGGAGTTGTCACTTATTATAGTCCCTTGTTTGAGTTGGACGCAGATTTCCATTTGAAGGGAGTCGATTACAATATACAAGTGAAATCCCTCCATCAACTTCAAAACCTGTATTTTGATTTGACAGGTCAAAAATTAGAAGTAAAACTTTAGGCATACTATCTTACTATATTTTAGGCGTGATTCATTCGGTTTCACGCCTTTTTTTGTCATATTTATGACAATAGTCTGATTGTCGTATATAACTATCCTGATTATTTCTCATTCTCTTTATTAAGATCGAATTTTACCGTAGAAATTTATAAATCAAATTCATACGGTATGACAATCTTAGAACAAATCTTAGCAGGACTACAACAGAAATTCACAGGGGTGGACACTGCTATCTTAACCCGAATTGCCACCAAAAAGGCAGAGGGTGTGACGGACGAGACAAAGGTAAACTCCATCGTTGAGGGTATCAGTTTTTCGGACGTGTTAAATTCCTATGGCGATTTCCGTGCCGGGGATGCTTCCAAGACCGCAGTTTCCAACTACGAGAAGAAACATAACCTTAAAGACGGTAAGCCAATCGAGACTACCACAACCACTAAAACGGAAGAGAATAAAGACGATGTGCCTGCATGGGCGCAAGCTTTAATTGATTCCAACAAGAGCCTTTCTGATAAGCTAACACAGTTTGAAACGGAGAAGGCTCAAGCAACACGTAGCCAGCAGATTTTGGCAAAGGCAAAGGAGTATGGTATTCCCGAAAACTACGCCAAACGATGCGCCATCAAGGACGATGAGGACTTGGACGCATACTTCAAGGATTTGAAGCAGGAGTTCGCAAATGACGGCTTCAAAGGCGTAACCCCTCCCGAATCAGCGGAAGCGAAGATTGAGAAAGAATCTGAATCTATCGCTAAGATGATTGATGAGGGGACGAAAACTATTGTTGAACAAAACAAGAATTAATTATGTCAGCAGGATTTAAGTATGACTTGGTTCCGCCCGTTGAGCAAGAGGAACGCTACGATGTCCAGACCGGCATTCGTAGACGTGGTCCGTTCAAACTTGATACGCAGAACCTGGTAGTGGGAAGTTTTCTTCCCGGATTTACACCGATTTGTGCGGACTTGAAAAACAAGTTCGCTTATGCGGTAATCAATGTGAGAGTTGTGGAAGCCTATACCACTGGTGGAGAGGCTTTGTCTATCAAAGTAGCCAAGAACTCTTTGGCTTATGTGGGTATGTTTGTCGGAAGCGGCAAGAAAGGCGCAGAAGTAACGGCAATTGATAAATCTAATGCCGGTTATGATGTATTGACTATTAAGGCTGCTTTTGGTGAGAATATCGCCAAAGATGCCGTATTATTCAATGCGGTTGCAGTTGATGGTTTAAAACAAAAGCATGTAGCTAATTCGGCTCTGTTTAACCGTACAAAGGTTGAGGACGGAATCACATTGGTTTCATTGCTTCGTACAGCCGCAGAAATTGAACCCTCAAAATTGGTTATGCCGTTCTCCGAGAACGATAAAGCCAACATGAAGGGATGGTTTGAGTTTAACGAGTAAGGAGGTAGGACATGTTTTTAACGATTCAAACATTATTCGATGATGCGAACATTGTTTCCGCTATCATCAGACGTGTGAACCAGACACGCAAGGACACAATCTATTGGCAGCAGTATCTTACTTTCCGCAGAGTGACTACTCGTGTGTTCAAAGACTATATCGGTTCTGTAACCGGAGTTATGGCTGGCTCCATCAATTCTCGTTTTGGAGAAAAGCCCATTCGTGAACGCAGGAATATCGGTTCCGGATATGGTGAGATTGCCTATTTGGGTGATGCTTATCAGATGTCTATTGACCGTCTTTCCGAATTGCAGGATTTGATTGACAAGTTCAATGCAGCTAAGCCAGCCGACCAAAAGGCTGCAATGGAAGATATTGTAAACTTCCTGGCAGACGACTACCGTCAGATTACCCTTGCTGCCCACAAGCGTATGGATATTATTGTCGGTGCGCTGTTGATGCTTGGTGAAGCCACCGTTTACAACAAAGATGCCGCAATCACTTCCGGTCAGACTAATAATAAACTGCTGGAGATTGCCCTTCCGTTCAACTTTATCAAGCCGAAAAGTGGAGATGTGGTTGTGGACGGAAAGAATATGTTTATCTCTTATTTGAGAGAGAAACTTCATTCCTTGGCACCGGATTTTGGCGTTTATGCCAAGATGATAATGACCCGTGCATCTTTCAACAAGCTTATTCTTGGTTCATCTGAATTTGGTGAGCAATACAAGATGATTCTTGGTTCTAATGAGATGAAGTTGAGTACGGGATTGGTTTCCTCTTCTTTGGCTTCCGAAGTGTTCACCGGCATTGGTCTACCTCGCATCGAAATCAAGGAGGACTACGTGAAAGACCAGACGGGAAAAAACGTGCAGATTTACGCGGATAATCGTATTACTCTGTTACCTTCTGACAACATTGGTTATATGCGTCATCATACTCCGTATGAAGCGACAGACCCAGTACAAGGACGTACTTATATCCCGTCAGAGGGGCAGATGCTTATCTCTAACTATCGTGACAAAAACGGTCGCTACATGGAATATACGGCAGAGTGGATTCCGCAGATTTCCAATCCAGATTTGATTACTAATTTCGATTTGAGCGAAATTGCATCCATCCAATCAGCATAAGGAGGTAGGATATGAAAGTAAAGGTTATATCAGTTTTCCGCGACAAGTTCACCGGAAAGTATTATACTCCCGGTGAAGTGATTGAAGTTGCTGAAGAATCTCGTGTGCTGGATATGGAAAGCCGCAGACTTGCTGAACGGATTGAGGCAAAACTTCCCGAAGTGAAAGCACCTGAAGAAAAGAAGGAGGTGAAAATCTCCCTCTTTGAGAAAGAGTTCGAGAAAAAGACTTTGGTTGATGCTTTGAAGTCCATCGGCGTACAGGCTTCCGGCAATATGAAAGAGGAAACTCTTTTGGCTAAGGTTGCAGAACTGGATGAAGAATCAACAGCCAAACTGAAAGAAGCATTAGGTATCGAGTAAAAGGATAGGGTAGTGCTTCTACCCTTCCATTGTCTAATTTTATAAATCAGAAAAGAAATGAAGAATTTTATTTTTGCCATGTGTGGCTTTTTAATGATGTCTTTGGTTTCGTTGAGCGTGCAGGCAGCAAGTGTGGAATCTCCCAAGTGTGAATATATGAATCTATCCGTTGATGTTGATTTACCAGATATTCAGTTTATCACTTTGGAAACGGCTCCGGCTGATTGTGTTGTACTGACCATGACGCATCCCGTGTTTTTGGTTGCAAATAACCCGGCTATGATGTGTTCGATGAAAGAGGAAACGGCTATTCAAGGAAAACAAATTTCAGTCCCTAAATTACCGTTCCGATACGTGTTCAAGTCGAAATATTTGAACCATTATAGCTATACCGCATATAGCAAACTGATTACACCATATTAAGATGACGGTAAACGACTACATACAGCAGAAGTTCCAGACCTTCGGCATTAACTTGTCGGAGGCTGACCTTTTGGATATGTGTCTTACCTCGAAGATAAGCGGAGAGGATGAGATGAATGAGGATTGCTACGATCGTGTCTCTGTGGCGATGGCGAAGTTCATCCCCTCTCTTTTACTTCGGCCCACATCTATTGGGGAAAGTGGTTTCTCAATGTCTTGGGACATTAAAGGGATTAAGGACTACTATTCTTTCTTGTGCAAGAAGTATGGACTGAAAGACGAACTCAATACCGATAAACCCAAAGTCAAGTTCTTATGATATTCGCTCCACATAGATTAATGGTCAAGGTCGTGTCCGGTCCGTCATTTGACGAGGATATGAACCCGCTCCCCCCGAAAGAGGATTGGAAAGACTTTGGTTCCTGCCGGTGTGATGATAATGGCGTGATGAAGCAAATCTCCGTAAACGGGGTAATGTACGACTATAATTATCATGTTGTCTATGAGGGTGGGATACTAAATGCTGGTACCGAGGTGAGAATCCTGGACGGGGAAAGTGTGAGAGCAGAAGGAAAGGTCATCAAGTCCGGTAAGTCTAACTATTTCAAGTATGCGGAAATATGGCTGTAGATTTTGACTTCTCAGATGTTGATGCGGCCTTTGATGAGTTCTATGAAGAGGCCAAAGAAGCGATGATTGAGGTAGGAGAGGATGCTGTTCAGTACGCTAAGGATAATGGGGATTATCAGGATCACACCGGTACACTTCGAAAATCTAATGAATACGAGGTTGACGAAACAGGACTGACGCTGAAGAATGAGACAGAATACGCATCTTATGTGGAAGCAAAAGGATTTGAAGTATTGAGTGGTGCCGCCTTGGAAGCGGAGAAACGATTAAAAGAAAAGTTTGAATGATAGTAACAGGCGACATAGAAACTATTTTGGTTCGGGACTTGAAGCCGTTTGGTATCCCTACTTACAAGAAGGACGCAATACCGGAAGGGGAAGTTACCGAAGAAAGGATAACCGTTATCCCGAAAGAACCCAAACCGGGAACTTATTGGATTAAAGGTTTCGTTGAAGTTAATTTCTGTGTACCTGATATTAATGGAATGGCAAACAAAAGTAGATTAACCGAATTAGAGCGGCAAGCGTCTGGTTTACGTTCTGTTTCCTCTTTTGACGGTTCTACCTATCGTTACAAAGTCTATTCTACCCATCAAGAAAGAGATGTACCGCTAAAGTGTCATTTTGTGAATGTGAAAATAATGTTTGAAATTTTAAATGTGAGATAATTATGGCAGAGAATAAAAAAATTGTGGTGGTAAACCTTCAGAAGCTGGAGGTTGCGCCGATCGGGGCTGGTGGTGCCGAAGGTTCTGTTTTTGAAGAAGTCCCGGTAGTTCATGAGGACACCTTCACTTATGAGGATGAAGATCCGGAGGTTAAGGATTACAAAGATGTAGCTGGAAATACCTATTATTCCTCTAAAAAGCCGGGTGCGGTTAAGATCAATGCTTCTATTGGTATGTATGATCTTGAGACTAAGGCTAAATTCCAAGGTGGTAAGTTTACGGCGGGGTCAGAGAGTAAGCCGGGCACATGGGAGCGTGCCGACCATGTAGAGAGTAAAGAGTTTACCGTCCGTGCCACAACTGAAGATGGTGTGAAAATTATTTTTCCTCGTGCCGGTGTTTCTGCTTCTGGTAAAGCGAATGAAAAGGCAATTGGCTTAGCCCTTGTTTTTACGGCGTTGAAACCAACCAAAGCCGGTGTTCCTATTGAGCGCTGGGAAGACGGGGAGGATACAACTTTGGGTGGATAAGTTAATGACGAGGGTGAGCAATCACCCTCTAATATTTAAACTATGAGTGAGGTTTCAAAAAACATATCAGAGTTACTTTCCGGTACTTATGGAAAAGCTATTGTTGTAGGGGGAACAGTATATGTAATCAAAGCTCCTTCTATCAAAGTGATAATGAGGGCTACCCAATATTTAAGTAAGGTCGATTTACCGGAGAATGGCACTGTGCGGGAATTAATGAAGGTCGCTCCTGCCAATTTGGAGAATATCGTCAAGGGACTTTCATTCTTGGTGGTTGGTGATGTCCCGAATTATCAAAAAAGAGCTGAAAGCCTCGAACGGCAGATGCTTTCAGGTTCTAAAGAAGAATTATTGCAAGCGTATTTTGTCGCTTTTGAGTTAATAACCGGACGTGATTTTTTCGTAGTCTGCCAGTTAGCGATGGAGCTGGCAAATCTGATAGTAAAACCCAAGTAGTAGGAGGCAATACCATCGTAGGAAGTATTACCTTATTCATGGAAAATTTGAACCTTTCTTACAGGGAGGTGTATGAGGATCTTCCTTATCTTCTTTTGCTCTTGATGAGTGCTGATAAACCGAGGGCTGTCTATGAGGACAAAGAGAAAACTGAAGTAAAAAAGATGTCGGGAAAGGATCTTATGAGACAAAAAAGAGGAGCATGATTCTATATTCACGACAATCTTTTCATTGTCATGTATCTATTCCCATAAAATTCTACTACTTTATTGGTCTGATGTACTTTTATCCAAAACATTGATGTATGCCTAAATTAGCGTTTCACATAGAAGCTGACTATCAAAAAGTCATTAAGTTACGGGAAGAGATAGATAAGTTAAAATCTACTATTGCCGGGATGGATAGTAATACTTCTCCGGCTACTTTCCGGGCAATGGAAGTTCAACTTGCTAAAAATACGAAAGAATTGGATTCTCTTGTCACTTCCGCAGTACGTGCAGGCAATGAAATAAACCAAGGTTTTAAAAAGAAAATATTCGATGCTTCGCAAGTTGTAAACGGATTATCAGAAAAAATTATCACTCAAAAAGCTGTTATTAAAGATGTAGAGACTGATGTAAAACGACTTGGAGAGGCCTATCGTATTGCATTGAAAAGAAATCCATTGTCCGCTAATGAGAAATTGGAAGAATACAACGCTGCACGCAAGGCCTTGGATGGAGAGAAAGCTGCTTTATTTGGATTAACGCAAGAACAGGCTAATGCACGACTATCGGTAAAAAAACTACGTGACGAGTATACTTTATATCGACAGGAGGGTATAGAGAATGTCGGTGTGACAAAGCAGATAGAACAAGCGATGTCTAATGTCGGCAAAAAATTATTGGGAGGATACTCCATTAAGGAGTTTCTGTCAAACATGGTTCGTGTTCGTGGCGAGTTTCAAGCAGCAGACACCGCTATTCAAACTTTGCTTGGAAGCAAAGAAAAGGCGGATGAACTTATGTCACAAGTCCGTGAATATGCAAAGATTTCTCCTCTTGAGTTTTCTGATGTAACCCAAGCTACGCAGATGATGTTAGGCTTTAATATCGAGGTCGAGAAAGTACCACGTTATTTACAGGCTATTGGCGATGTCTCTATGGGAGATACCCAAAGGTTTAACTCGCTTACGTTGGCTTTCTCTCAAATGTCGGCAGCAGGAAAGTTGATGGGGCAAGATCTTAATCAGATGATTAATGCCGGATTCAATCCGTTGCAAATCATGGCAGATAAGACCGGAAAATCTATTGCTGCGCTCAAAGATGAGATGTCTAAGGGGGCTATTTCCGCAGAAATGGTACAACAGGCGTTTATAGATGCTACTTCGGCAAGTGGTAAATTTTATAATATGTCCGAGAACGCTTCAAAAACTATCAACGGTCAGCTATCCATGATGCAAGATGCGATGGATTCAGTATTCAATGAATTGGGGCAGAAATCGGAGGGTGTCATAATTAAGGGTATCCAAACAACCACTTCGTTGATAGAAAACTATGAAACGATAGGTAAGGTATTGGCTGGGTTGGCTGCTACTTATGGAGTTTATCGGACTGCTTTGATAGCCAGTATTACATTAACTCGTAGTTGGGCTGTTGCCGCAAGGGTAGATGCGGCCGCAAAAGGAATCCAAACAATTATGACAAAAGCGCAGACTGTCGCTCAATTGGCTTTAAATGCGGCAATGAAAGCTAATCCTTATGTTTTACTTGCCACCATCGTAGCCAGTTTTACCGCTACTATGTGGGTTCTTCATGATAGTACAACCGCTGTCGAGAAAGCCCAAAAGCAACTTAATAAAGAACAAGAAGAAGCCGCGCACAGGAAACAGGAACTTACCTCTAAAACAGACAGTCTGATTTCAAAAATAAATAGTGAGACTGAATCTGTTTATTCGCAGGTTAAGGCATACAAAGAGCTGATAAAACTGTTTCCCGAACTTGGAAATGTGAGTCTCGAAGAGTTTAAGAATTTGCCTCAGGATCAGCAAAATAAGATGTTATCATCTGTCAATGAGAAGAGAGAAATAGACAATGCGGTTAAGGCTTATGAGGCTGATCTGAAAAGAATAGAGGACCTTAAAAAGAAAATACAAGAGACAGAATCTTCTCCGTACAATAAATCTGGTAATTCATGGATTCATGATGTAGAACGACTTAATAAGCAACTTGATACTGCTAATAATCTTGCAAAACTCCATAAGGAAGAAATAGATAAAATAAAAGAAGCCCAATGGGAGGCTAACACTCCTGTTGAAGAGAAGGTTAAGCATTATGAGGATGTGAAAAGAAAACTTATCGAGGAAAGGGATGAACTTGATAAAACTTTGACGGAATCAGAGGATATAGCTTCTGTGTGGGTGGGTGTTCCTGATATCATTAGTAGTATCAGGCTTGATGCTTTGAATAAGCAGATAGATGAGACAACAGGAAAGATCAATTCATTAACGAGGAATAGTATCTCTGTTGTACAGAATAAATCCTATTGGGAGAAGCAGAAACAGGATGCAGAAGCTGCTCGTAATGCCTTGGATGTATCAAAAAAGAACTCTGAAGATTGGAGCAAGTATACAAAACAGATACAAGAGGCGCAAACGCAAATAGACAAATATTCTGATTCGACCAAGCGCGAAAAACAAGAAAAGAAAGAGGCGGATAAGCAACTCAAACAGCAAAAAACGATTCATAACGAACTTTTATCCTTCCGCCGTCAAAATCAACAGTCCGAAATCGACTTGATGAAAGAAGGATCCGACAAGAAGATTGCCCAAATTTATCTTGACTATGACAATGAGATTGCAGCCATACTCGCCAAAGAGAAAGAGTGGAAAGACGCGCAAGGCGGCAAACTGAGCAAAGAACAGACGGTCGAGATTCATACCGCTTTGGTCAATTCATACGTTAAACGAGAGCAATCGACCTCCAATGTGAATAAGGAACAACTGGAGGAAGAGAAACGCGCCATGAACGAATACCTGAAAGAATATGGTTCATATTTGGAAAAGCGTCAGGCTATCACGGAGCTTTATAATGAGAAGATAGCAAAGGCCACAACGGAAGGTGAACGGCTTTCCCTTGCAGAAGGTATGAAGAAAGAGCTGGCGGACGTGGATAATGAAGCCCAAAAGAGCACCTCCATCATCACCCGGTTGTTTGATGATATGAGTAAAAAGAATATCACCTCTATTCGTGCCATTGCGGATGAAGCGGAAAAATTCTTGTCTTTTCTTGAAAGAGGGGAATATTCCTCTGATAATTCATTCGGTATTACCAAAGAACAGTTTGATGTGCTTCGCAAGTCACCGGATCAGTTGAAGGCCATCAAGGATGAAATAGCCAATGTTCGCCGTGAAGCTGACCAAATGGAAACCTCTTTTAATAAAGTTTCAAATGGCTTGAAAAAAGTCTTTACCTCTGAAAGTGATGCCAAGAAGTTAAAAGAAGGTTTGGCAGAAATAGAAGAGGGCATGAGTGAAATTATGCAGACCGGACAGTTCCTCTCTGATACGTTTTCGAAGCTCGGAGATTCGTTTGGTGGTGTATTCGGTGGGATAGCTGAAGGTTTCAGTGTGGCTATGGACACTGTAAGTTCTGCAATGAACGGTGCGAAAGCCGGTTCCATGTTCGGTCCGATCGGTGCGTCTGCCGGTGCTGCCATTGGCGTTGTTACATCTTTGGCCGGTGCCATCGCCAAAATCCATGACAAGAAGAACGAAAAACGTATTCAGCGGTTGCAGGATCAGATCGACACATTGGATAAATCATACGAAAAATTGGATAAATCCATTCAGAAGGCTTATTCGAATGATGCTTCCCGATTGATCGATCAGCAGAACAAACTGTTGGAACAACAGAAAGTTTTAATCCAACAACAAATCCGTGAAGAACAGGATAAAAAGAATACCGATAAGGATAGGATAAAAGAATGGCAAAGCCAAATTGACGAGATAAACGAAGCCATAGCGGACAACAAGGAGAAGGCCAAAGATGCCATCTTCGGGGAAGACTTGAAATCCGCCATTGACAACTTCGCTAACGCACAAGCCGAAGCATGGGCTTCCGGTGAAGACCGGGCAGAATCGGCGAAAGATACCGTCAAGAAGATGATGCGGCAGATGGTCACAGAATCCATCAAGGCAGCAACGGAATCTTCCGGTGCGATGAAGAAGATTCGTGACAAACTGAAGGAGTTCTATGCCGACAATGTCCTTTCCGGCTGGGAACAGGATTATATCTATAACATGGCGGAAGAACTGCAAAAGGAGATTGACAGGCAGTTCGGTTGGGCTGATAGCCTGATGAAAGATAAGGTGGAAGAGCCGGAGAAAGAAGAAGATATATCCGAAAATACCCTGAAAGGCGCATATGCCAAAGCCTCTCAAGAAAGCATAAACTTGTTGGCCGGTCAGACCGGGGCCGTCCGTGCCCTGTTGGAAGACATCCGCGGCAGTATGCAACCGATCCGGGAACAAATGAAGCTGATCTATGATATGCAATCCAGAGGTTGGGAAGATGTGAAGGCCATCCGCGAACTATCAGATAAAGTGGAAAAGAATACCGATCGGATCGCCGAGAATACGAGAGAGATCAAAGAGGTTGCCGGTAAGATATCGGAAAACACTAGAGGCACGGTTGATGCCCTGGAAGGTACTATTAACGTAAAAGTAAAAATGTAACATGATGGACAAAGAGTTTTTTGAGATAGCAAACCGGTTAGGTGCCTGCCGGTTGTTGCATGGCACGGAAAACAAAGAAGAGCTTATGCGCCTTCTGCTGACACCGCAGGGTACGGAGTTCTGCACGAAGAATAATTTCCCGTCTATGGAACAATTACGAGAGTTCCGGGGCAAGAAGGCCGAAAGCATGGGAATCTATATCGAGACGGACGTGAAACTGACGAATCCGGTGAAGGTATTCCTGGCTGGTTCCAAGGCAATCCTTCATTTTGATACGATCGGCCGCTACAACGTGATCCTGATGCACGGGGCGGAAGCCGAGATCCATGCGAGTAACTATGCCGTGGTGTTCGTAAAGAACGCTGGCGGTAAGGTAATAACTCATAAAGACCATACAGCACGTGTATTATGACAATAGACGGAAAAGACGTATATACTGAATGGGGATGTAAATTATTGGAAGGTTCTTTTGATGATCTTCTGAAATACCCCAAACGTAAGGCAGTCAAATATAACAACTGGGCGGAAGCCGACGGAATCGATCCCGATCTCTCGGTTGTGGAGTTCGAACCTAAGACCGTCAAGTTGAAATTCCTCATGAAGGCAGAAACGCTTGAGCAGTTCTGGTCTGGGTATAGAAAGTTTGTTGCTGATCTGTCCGCACCGGGCTATCGGGAATTCAATCTTATTGCCGGTATGACCAACCGCTTACGCTTCAATGTCTGCTCTTCTCACGAACAGCCTGTGCCATTTAATGCAGGGGAGAACGTATCTGTGTTTGAACTTTCTTTTGTCGAGGACAATCATGCCATTTATCCGGCAACTCCGGCCGGCGGTATCGGGCTTCGCGGGCAGTATGCGATTAATGGGATAGACTTTGCAGACTTCGGTATAGGATCGGATGATAACCAGGAGGACATCTTGAAATATCCTGCGGTTAAGGCGCCGTTCACCGATGGCCGTACGGTAGACCTTTCGACAATCAAAACCCAGCATAGGGAAATAAAACTGTCCCTTTGGATGTTGGCCGGCAGTGTGGAAGAGTTTCTGAATAATTATCGGGCATTCTTTAGCCAGATATCCGGTGTAGGAAATCAGGAATTATATATTAAGACATTGGATGGTATCATTCAGGTGTACTATACGGATTGCCCGTCCTTTTCTGTGGAAGTCTGGCTGGAGAACCGGATAGGGGCAAGATTCACTATTTCTGTTGTTGCTCCCGTAGTGAGTTGGATAGATGCCGGCGGTGATGTTCGTTACCGTGTGCTGAAGGATCCGGATTTGGGGTTATTGGCAGACGAGCAAGGTAGAATAATAGTTTTCAATTGATATGGCAGAAGAATTTGAAATAATCAGGGCTAATTTGCTTCCGGCAGCCGGAACAATAACCGATAATGATATGATCCTGATCATTCAGGGTGGGAGACCTAAGCGTGCTTTGCCCTCTGCAATGAAAGGTAAACAGGGCGATCCCGGCCTTAGTGCGTTTTTAGGGATAAACGATAAATACATCCTTTGGAAACAAGGAGCTAATGGTGCTTGGCAGAATCTGTTGGAAATTGAGAAAATTCGTGGGCCGAAAGGAGAGAAGCCGGTTTTTCGAAAGTTGAACGGTACGCTTCAAATGAAATACGAAGGTGAGCCGGATAGTGCATATGTGGATATTTTCGACCGTGAAGAATTGAAAATGAAGTTTTCCGATCTGACACCAGCAGAAGTGGATCAATTGAAACTGCATTTTTCTGATCTGACAGAGACTGATAAGGCCGAACTTATGAAGCCGGCAACGGATGCGGCAAAAGAGGTTCGTGAACAGATGTCCCAAATTAAGGAGGAAGCTAATACTGCTATATCGAATGTAAACACCGCAAAAGTGAGCGCAGAGGCGGCAACCAAGGCTGCAAATGATGCCGCAGCTTTAGCAAATGCCGCAGCTGGTCAAGCAACTCAATCTGCCGGAGATGCTGATGCAGCGACCAAATTGGCTGTTGCTGCCGCTGCATTGGCGGAGGAAAAAGCCGGTATAGCCAATACCGCAGCCGAGAATGCCGATACCGCAGCAGCTTCAGCCAATATGGCAAAGGAAGAAGCAGATAAAGCAACTGTTGAAGCCAATATAGCCGCAGGAAAGGCCAATGATGCAGCAGCAAAGGCTGACACGGCAACATTAAATACCAATACCGCAACGGATAAAGCGAATGAAGCAGCATCCTCGGCTACAACTGCCGCCGAAAATGCTAATGCGGCTGTAGAGCGTGCGGATGATACCATAGCTTCTGCCGAGACTGCTACAAAATCGGCGACGGATGCAGCTTTGGCCGCAAACACGGCAAAAGAAAATGCAGACAAGGCGGCAAATACAGCCAATGTTGCCGCTACTCTGGCCAATGAAAAGGCAGGACTGGCGGATACGGCTGCTTTGGCTGCTAATGCAGCAAAGGAAGATGCCATAGTCGCAACCGGCAAGGCCAACACAGCCGCCGACCGCGCCAATCGTGCAGCCGAAGCCGCCGAAGGAGTCATCAGTGGACTACAACCCGACTGGAACGTTACCGATCCTGTCAATAAGAACTACATCAAGAACAAACCGGAGATCCCGACGTTGGAGGCTATCCCGGACGAAAATACATTGAGCTATGTCAATACCGACGGTACAACCATCAATTTTCGTATCGGTGATGATGTGCGTGTAGCGGAAGATGGCGAATATGTATTCTACCGGCTTTATGATCTTGCCGGGGGAAAAGCTTCGTGGCAGGAATCCGGCAGCGGTACAGCCTTGCCCGGTAATGTTTATCTGACAGGAGCCAATTATTACAATGAATCAGTACGAACGATAAAACAAGGATATTTAAGCAATGAGTAAGAAAGGTGCATTTATTTATCAACAGATCGAACTGACGACCGCCGAATGGGCCGATAACGCAACCGTCTACCCTACATCAGTCTGGTTATTTGAACGTTTGGAAAACGGTAAATTCAACATGAAGCTGGCTGATGGCGTTCATACGTTTGCCCAGTTGCCGGCCGTCATGCAGGAGGTGAAGGTCACAGTTAAAACGAATGATGCCACGACCTATATCCTGACGATCACGACGGCTGAAGGTAAGTTTGACACCCCGAACCTTCGGGGAAACGATGCCCCGGTTCCTTCGATCGATCCGGAAACCAAGCATTGGAAAATAGGCGAAGAGGATACGGGTGTGGTAGCCGAAGGACAGGACGGGGAAAGCTACGACGACACGGAAATCAGGAACGCGCTGACAGCCTTGCAGCAGCAGGTCAACACGCTCGTTTCGGGTGACGCATCGAGTGCCATCGAGTCATTTAACGAGATCATCGCTTTTCTTGCCAACGTAGAGGACACACAGACGTTGCAAGGGATCATTGCCGGGCTGAACCAGAGCATCACAAACGTCCAGCAGGCGATTCCGACAAGGCTATCCCAGTTACAGAATGACGACCATACGGTCAAGGACGCTGCTTATGTCCATACCGACAATAATTACAGCAATGAAGAGAAAACGAAGGTATCGGACTCTTTGAGGTTGAAAGAGTATGTCGATGTCGAGTCTCTGGCGGCTCTTCCGTCATCACCGTATAACCTTCGCTTCAAATACACAAGCAAATCCCCGCAAGCGATCAACTTTGCCGATATCGCCAGCGTACCGGAAATGCAGGAATTCTATCTGTCGATCTTGAACAGTTCCGGGTCGGACTTTGACCAACCGGTCCCTAATGGTTCTGGCTGGCAGTCCGAGGAATCAAGTGTAACGTTACCGAACGGGAAACCGACAGGTGTATCCTTGAAGAAAGAACACGGGATAATAGTAGTTAGGGTATAATTCAAAACAGGAAGAGATGAAACGTAGATTGATATCAGGTAATCTATATAATACAGTGCCTAAATTGGTAAAGCTGGTAAGTCCTTTAGGTATCCAACAGAATTATATAATAGAGAAAAAATATAAGTTTGTGGATTTGCTAATCGTTGGAGGTGGCGGCGGAGGTGGCACAAACAGTGGTAGCGGTGGAGCTTCTGGAACAATAGCATTTGCTCGTAATATAAAAATCTCTTTGCTACCGAAAACTTTGACTTGTAAAATTGCAAAGCCTGTAAATGCACAAACTGATGGGGATAGTACAACTCTTGAAATAAACGGGGATACGATAATCTGTGCTGGAGGGCAAAGAGGTAATAGTGAGGGAGCAGGAGGGCTTGGTAATGGCTCTAAAATACCAGACAGTATATATACCATTCTATCAAAGTTGGTAGAAAACCCATCTTCCGATATCGCGATTTGTAATAATGGTGGAGGCTCTCCTGGTTATTGGAATGGTTCTTACGGTTATGCTGGTGGTTCAGGCGCATCTATGTCGGGTAATGGAAATTCATCGTCAGGAATGACCGGTGGAAACAGTGTAAGTAATGCAGATGGTATGGGCGGTTATAAAGGTGGAAATAGTCAATCTTATCAAGGTGGTACAGGATATAAATATAACAATGTACTTATTCCTATTGGCCTATTTGGAGGAGGTGGAACTTCGGGGAAAGGCTCGAACGGATCTGGTTCGGATGGGTCTGGAGCAGGTGGTGGGGCGGCAGGTCTTGAATCAGGTGGAAATGGTGGAAATTCAGGCTCAAGCAATCCTACGAATGGCGGAAATGGTGGCATTGGAGCTGGTGGCGGAGGAGGTGGTGGTCTGTCACGTAAAGGAGGAAAAGGAGGACAGGGTATAATTTGTTTATATTATCACAATTAAGAATAGCAATATGATATACATTCATAAAGACATTAATTTTTGGAAAACGAAAGTAAAACTTCCTGATTCCTATCTCATAAGTACAGATATAGACGATTATGAGGTTGGGGCTTATCTTCCGCTCTCAGAAGAACAGGAACAGTACCACAACGAACATCCGGATGCAACCCCGTTGGAGTGTTGGCACATGCAGCCCGCTCCGGAACCAGAACCGACACCGGAAGAACTGCTCTGGCGTGCCCGTGATGCCAAACGGCAGGAAATCTACGACAAAGACATCCATCATTACTACATCGACGAACAGGATGCCTATGCCGGTGATACGCTTCGTCTGAAAGACAAGTGTGGCCGGCAGGAAGAAGTCGAAGTAGGCGGTCATCTGTACGCCTCGAATATCTTAACGGTTGCTCTTGACGAAATAGCGGACTATTCGGAGCAGTGCGCCAAGGTGACAGACGGCTTGCTATCCCGTATCGATGCCGCCCAAACAGCCGAGGAGGTCGAAGCTATCATAGTAAAAGGCTATCCTGAAATGATCCATACAACAACGGCAGCCTTGCAAACTAAAGCAGATAAGGCAATCGCTAAATCCCCGGAAGCGCAGGCAGTGACCTTTGCCCGTGCGATGATGAACAGCGTGTCTCTCACAGCCAGCCAAGCGTTGGAGATGCAGGTCTTATTCCCCATTTGGGGTGAGAAAGATGCAGAGTTTGGCAAGGAAGTTAAAATAGGCTTCCGGCTTCGAGTAGTGGAAGGAGAAAGCGACACTTTGTTTGAAGTAATACAAAAGCACAAGCTGCAAGCCGATTGGAAACCGGGCATAGAAACTGCTTCACTGTATAAGATCGTTGAAGCTGAGCACGCAGGCACGCTTGATGATCCTATTCCATACGTGCAGGGTATGGCATTCGAGAAAGACAAATATTATGAACAATACGGTGTGATCTATCTCTGCATTCTGACAACCGTTACAGGTTATCCGAACGACTTGAAAGACTTGCCCACAATTGTACAGGAGGTAAAGCAATGAAACAGGTTATGTTATTAAAAGTTAAACGGGGGGGGGGGTAAATGCTCTATAAATAAAGAAGTTACGACCTCTTATCGTAAGAAAGGAGGGCGTAGATGAGACGGTCGATGATGGGACGGAAGAAGTTGCAGTTGTTCACCAAGAGGTTCTATCCTGCCGGGAATTATACCTGGATCGTACCTAAAGGATGTAGGGAGGTTGATGTGTTTCTTGTCGGAGGAGGGGGTGCAGGACATAATGGAAGCGGTGGAGGTGGCGGCTATACTAAAACCTTCAAAAAAGATACATCCGGATGGAGAGACGGTGATGCTATCTCTGTTGCACCGGGTCAGTCAATTCCGATAACAGTTGGGAAAGGAGGAATTGGAGGGTATTCTGAAGTTGCCCCCAACGGTGGATACTCTCAATTCTTAAATTCAAGTTATAGAGCTAATGGCGGAAATGGTGCGGGTAATGGTTATCCAGGCGGAAGTAATGCCGGAGCATATACTGGTGGCAATGGCGGAAGTGGCGGAGCAGGAGATGATTCAGATACGGCTAAAGCGGGTTCTGATGGATCTAACGGAATCGGCAGCCGCAATGAAAATGGCTCTCTCTATCCAGCTGGTTCCCTATATGGCGGAGGAAAGGGTCAAAGGCATACAACCCGCGATTTTGGCGAACCTACTGGGAAACGAAATGCCGGAGGTGGTGGTTCAGACAGAAATATAAATGAGGGCATGGGGGGAGAATCCGATTACGACAAAGGATGCGGAACTGGAAATGGCAATAGAAAAAGTGGCGGTTACGGTGGTGGCGGTTGTGGTACTTACGGTAACGGCGGTGATGGCACTGTCCTGATCCGCTATTGGGCTTACGAAGAATGATCTGCCGTTGAAAAAGATGAAACAAGATATTAACGACTAAAAAATAGGAGATAAAGTCATGAGAAATAATTGTTTACAAATGTTAACGGGGGGGGGGTAAACACCTCTTAACTAAAGTATCTGACCGACTTTCGGCGGAAAGGAGGTTGGTATGATAAGATCGATGATGGGACGGAAGAAAGGTGGTATGGCGATAGAAGGTGCACCTAATGGAGTTTACATTCTAAGGACAGATAATCGGTTATATACAGAAAAGATGTGGAAAAAGGAGTGGAATAGTGATGCTGTGGGAGTTGCATTTATCAGCAATGCCTGCAGATTTGTAATTGCTCCGACAGAAAGTGAAACAGAGCTATGGTGGAATGTTGATGTACCCACTATACCCGGTGTAACAACAACTAATGATTGGGATACAGCTCGGATAGATTATGCAGGCGTAGCTAACTCAACAGCCATGATAAAGGCACTCGGCAGAGAACGGAGCCATGCAGCCGGATGGTGTAACCAATATTTGTTCAAAAATGGGAAAAATGGCTACTTGGGGGCTTGCGGGGAGTGGGATTATGTTGATGGATATCTTACTGATATAGGATATTATATGTCTCTTATAGGAGGAGTTGAGTTGAGCACCTTTTCTTATTGGACCAGTACGCAATACGATGACATAAGCGCTTGGACGTATTTTGTAGGTAATGGATATGCTGATAGCTACGTACAGTATGGTAAAGCCTTGGTTCGTGCTTTTGCGCCTTTATAACCGATCAAAAAACAGCCTCCAGGCTATCACAGATTGGAGGCTGTAAAAAAAAAGAAAATTAGGGGACCTACGGTCTCCGGAAACAAAGTTAAACAATAAAGTTTGAAAATCATGTTATTATTAATTATTTCTTTTTTGGTTATCGCAGTTTATACGGCAGCAGTTTGTATAAAGGCAAAAGGTGTACCTTACTCAATTAGTGCGACGTATTATACTCTTGATCATAAATTGATCTTTGGAGCAAGCATGGCACTGACGGCTATGTTCCTATTCCCGGTCATTTGGGAAATGAGTACAACCTTTACTATGCGGTTGCTGGCGATCGCAGCCTGTATCGGTTTGATTGGTGTCGGTTTGGCTCCTGATTTCAAAGACACTTGGATAAACCGCATTCATTGTGGATCGGCGGCATTGACGTTGCTTTCTTCTCAGCTATGGGTTGGCTGCACGTCTTTCTGGTGGGTTCTTATTCTGGTGTGGCTGGCTTTTATCGTTTACACGGTAATAGGCATGAGTAAACGGTTGAGTGGTAATATATGGCAGGACTTTGTATCAACGAAGCCGATGTTCTGGTGTGAGATTGCAGCGTTGTCTACGACTTTTGGCGCGTGTGGACTTGCGCTTTAGAAATCTACCATAAACAGAACATCTGCCTTATATATTAAAACACGACAACCGGTAAAATGTCATATATCCGGTTGCCGTGTTTTTTATTGCCTAAAAATAAGTAGGTTATTTAGCAGTATGGAAATAAAGCGCGGAAATACGGTAGTTTGTGACGTTTATCTGAAGGATAATAGTTATACGGTCGAAGAGATTATGGGTGAGGACACTCTTACCCTGAATTTTCTTTCCCGAAATGTGGTAAACCTTCAAATCAACGACTATATAGACTTTGAAGGGACAAAATACAAGGTCCGGCATAACGAGAAGGTGACGAAAAGGGAGACATCTCTTGGTTGGGAATATACCGTTCAGTTCTATTCAAGTCGGTATGACCTTTTGGATGCAGAGTTTTTCCTTCATGGTACACCGGAGCGGAAAAAGAACTTCGACTATTACACCGGTACCGCCCGTGACTGGCTAACCCTATTTGTCAAAAACATGAACCGTACAGGATCTGGTTGGGTGGCCGGATCCTGTATCGAATCCCGGATGATTACCCTTTCTTTCAAAGATAAGAAAGTCGGGACGGTACTTGACGAACTCATTAAAGAATTGGATACGGAATACTGGATATCCGGCCAGACAATAAATATCGGCAGGAGGGAGTATTCAAGCAACGGCCTTGTCTTGGCACAGGGCGAAGGAATGGGTTTTACCGAACTGGAAGTGTCCGCTGTTGATGATACGCCACCAGTAACGGTTCTTTATCCATACGGTTCAGATAAGAATCTCGGTCCCGATTATGGCGCGGATTATCTTCTTCTGCCTGATGGTCTGCTTTCTATCGAAAAGAATGTAGAGAAGTACGGCCGGATAGAAAAGTCCATGCAATTCGACCATATCTTTCCGAAAGGAGAGTTTGCCGTAACAGAAAAGATCGACGATTACACTCTGAGAGCTTCCGGTATGGATTTTAATCTTACCGATTGTCTGTTGGACGGGGTGGAAGTGATCGTTACATTCCAGGATGGCGGCTTGGCCGGCTATGACCTTGCAATCGTCGAAGATAGTTGGGACAATGACTTGAAACAGTTCAAACTAAAGCAGAATGACCAGGAAAACGCCTTGAAAGTCCCCGGTGACATTAATTTTTCTGTCGGTGACAAGTTTATCCTTACCGGCCTGAAAATGCCGCAAAGCTACAGGGATAACGCTTCATTACAGCTACAGGAAGAGGCGCAAGCATGGTTGGATGGCAAGTGCGAGAAACGCATCCAGTTACGAGGAAAATGTGATGAAATTGTTTTTCGTCTGCAAAACATCTTTATCGCCTGTGGCCAGATGGTTGGCGTATATTCCGAACAGTTGGATATCGATCGAGAGATTCGTGTTACCAAAATAAAAAGGTATATCGAGAAAGACGGTACACCTTCATACCGGTATGAACTTACCTTGTCCGATTTCCTTGAATCGAATGGTTTTAAGGATCTGGTGGATGATGTGAATAAAGTGCCGGAAGAGATTGAGGATGCGGTTAAGCCGGTTCGGGAACATACGAAACGTTCATGGCGGGACGTGATGGAAACTTTGGGCATGATGTTTGACCCGGAAGGGGATTATTTTACCGAACTTATCAAGCCGTTGGCCGTGCATACGGCGCAACTTATCGTCGGTACCAATTCCCAGCAGATGGAGCTTATAGGAATGAAGTTTATTCCGAATGCGGACAATGATGCCAACTATTTCAAGAATACGACAGGAAAGTTAGTACACTTTACCGTTAGCGAGGAAATCCGTGAATGGGCTATTCCGGCGGCTTCTTTCCGGCTGAATAATTCGCTTGCCTATTATGTTTATGCCAAATGTCCAAAAGAAGGAACAAATGGCTCAATATATGTCAGTGAACGGCAGATAAAGTTAGAGGATGAAACAGGGTTCTATCATTTCTGGGTAGGGGTGCTCAATACTCCGGAGGATGGCGTACGCTCTTGGCTTCCGAATTATGGATACACTGAGATTGCCGGCCAGACGATCACGACAGGATTGATAAAGGACAGGTTAGCCCGGTTGGTGATTGATCTGGTGAATGCAAGGATAACGGCGATCAATGGTGCTACAATTGAAGGGAAGGTTACATTTACATCCGGAACATCCGGCTATAACAACATTACGGACAAACCGGACTTGTCCGTCTATGGAACAAAAGACCTGCTCAATTCCATCAAGGACAACCTCCAGAACCAACTTGACGGCAAGATCGATACCTACTACCAATCATCAAACCCCTGGAATAGTTGGCCGTCAGGAACAGAGCCCGGACACGTCGGTGATATGTGGTACAACACATCTACCGGAGTGCTTCAAACGTATATCGGCCCGTCTTCCAATATCTGGCGGGAAATTGTAGACCCGGCGGCGGTCGAAGCTGCCCGTGCTGCCGCCACCGCCGCAGACGTGAAAGCGGACAGCAAACGCCGTGTGTTCACATCAACCCCACGTCCCCCGTATGATGTTGGCGACCAATGGATCACCTATGGGACAACCGGTGGAAGCATGTTCATCTGCAAGACATCCCGGTCTGCCGGATCAAGCTACAACCCTTCGGACTGGCAGAAAGCCGATATAGACGGCAATACGCAAGTCACAATTGATCGTGGCATAGTAACCGCTTATGGTTTCCTGACGTTCGGCTCGACTGCCGGGATGCGTGCTGATGGCCCGATCCGGCTATGGTGTGGCGGGACGAAAGATAATCCGACGTTCCAAGTCTCTAACGCCGGAGAGGTGATGGCAAAAACAGCCATCCGCCTGCAGAACAACATGGCCGGGCTTACCGGCGTAGGCACAGCCGCCACCTCTGTCCGTTTCTGGGCTGGCAGTTCAACCCCTGAGAGTGCCCCTTTCCGGGTTACGCAAAACGGCATGGCTTACATGTCAGGTGGCAAGATCGGTTACTTTGAGATAATGAACAACCGCCTGGTATGGGAAGGACGCGACTATTTTGGAGATACCTCTCGTACCATAAAACTTGGATACGGAAGTAATAATGATGGTTTGGTTGATGTCGCTTTCGGAGCTTCGACACAAGGCCGGTTCGGGGTGAAAGCGGTTGGCCGCGCACCCGGATCGGCAGCTATTTATGGTTCCAGCAAATCCACTCAATCTTATCCAACAGATAGTTCTGTTTGGGCAGCCTGGTTTGATGGCTATATGTTTTCTGATGGGTATTTTACCCGAAGTCCTAAAGGCAATGTTAGAGGCGGACTGAAAGGGGCGTACCGTATAGATAATAGTGATACGTGGTTTGTCTTTGATAATGGGATAGCCGTGGCATGCACCAAACCGCGCTCTGTCGATTTGAATACTGATAATTTTTAAAACATAACATAACAGTAAAGGAATGAACTTGACATTAAAAGACCGGGTATTAATACTCAACACCGTGTTACCGCAGTTTGACACGAGAAAAAACATGGAACTGAAAGTCTCGATCGATCGTAAGATTACCATTTCGGAGGTTGATCAGAAACGGATTGTCGTTAAAGACTTAGGAGGTGGCCAGATCAACATAGGTTTTACAGATGCAGCGGCCATAACAGAAACAACAGATATAGCTTTGACTGATGAAGAACTTCAATACCTCAAACAACGTGTTGACTTCATAGATCGCAACGGCATGTTCTCTGAGTTCACGATGCCGACGTATGTCAAAATTTTGGATGAACCGCTAAAAGAGGAGCAACAGGCTGAATAATATAAAAATCCGCCTCCCATCTATCACAGACCGGAGGCGGAGAAATAACAAACACTGCCTTATGGCAATGAAAAAACTCGTAACAAAGATGATCAAATAAAAACGGAAGGAGGTGTAAAGTGAATGTAGAATTAACCGATATACTAACAATAATCGGGACGTTAGGAGGATTCGAGGCGATAAAATGGGGGATTAGCTTCTATACGAACCGGAAGACAAACGCCCGTATCGAGGACGCCCATGCCGATGTGGAGGAGTTCAAGGCTTTACGTGAGTATAACGAGTTCCTGCAAAAACAGCTATCAGAAAAAGAAGAACGTTTTGTAGAACAAACCGGAAGGCTTCGACAGGTACAGGATGAGCTTTTTACTTTGAAAGAGAGCTATTCGGATGTCAAGCTTGAACTTGCACTGAAGAGATGTGAGAGAAAGAAGTGCGGTGATCGTGAACCGCAGAATGGGTATTAATATAGGAGGATAAAAATGAAAAAGATAGATACAATAATTATCCATTGTTCTGCAACACGTATAACATCCGATTATACGGTTGAGCAATTGGATGCCGGCCATAAAGCCAGAGGGTTTAAGCGTCCTGTTCAGACGGAACCATTAAAATATATTGGATACCAGTATTACATTCGGAAAGATGGTACGGTTTATCCTGGCCGCCATGAAGATGAAGTCGGGGCACACTGTAAAGGTTGGAATAATAGAAGTATTGGCATTTGCTACGAAGGAGGTTTGGATGCTTCCGGTAAGGCGGCTGACACCCGGACACCTGAGCAAAAAGATGCTATCAATAGCTTGGTGAATGAGATTTGCCGTCGATGGAAGATTGTGCAGGTGATCGGGCACCGGGACATTTCACCTGATACTAACAATAACGGAGTGATCGATCATTTTGAGCGTATCAAAGAGTGCCCTTGTTATGATGTTATTCCGGAATATCCCTCTTTTATTCCTAATATAGTCGTACAGCCATGAAGATAATATTTCATTTTATAGTATGTTTCCTGATCCTGTTTACCGGTTGCCGGAGCAGGGTTCAGTATGTTCCGATTGAGAGTAAGGCAGAAACTAGTGATTCTGTTATAATACGTGATTCGACAATTATCAGGGAGAAAATAGAAATTCGTGATTCGACTGTAACCCGTGATTCAACTGTGATTGTTCTTGACGACAAAGGAAATGTGATCCGGACCGAACTTTACCGGGAAAAAGAACAGTTCCGAGAATTGAATAGCGATCATATATTACTGCAGGCCAAGTATGATTCATTATTGAATGCTAAACAAAAGGTGGTACAGGTTTCTTATCCGGTAGAAAGAGAGTTAACCAATTGGGAAGAGGCTAAGATGAATGTCGGCGGCTGGGCAATCGGTGTCTTCTCTGGTATATTATTGCTAGGCATTGGTTATGTAGTTGTCTGGCTGATAAAGAAACGTAGATGAACTTTTTTGTTAGAATTAAAATAATGACTATATTTAGACATTAATATTGAAATGATACGATCATGGCAGAACAGATGAAATCTTTAAAGAGGTGTTATAATTGTGGTTGTGAGTTTACTGATGATAATAAGGAAACAGTAGAACACATTCCAATGCAAGCATTGTATGCTGGGTATTCTCCAGAATATAAAGTTAATCGGATAACGGTTTCTGGATGTTATAAGTGTAACCATGAATATGCCAAGATAGATCAAGAGTTAAGAGATTTTATTGGTATAACAAATGATAATGATGAAGCACAATTAGAATTGACTGCTAAAGCTGTAAGGAACATTACTAGAGTAAAAGATTTTTGGAAAAGACTAACACCTTTGGCTGGCGAATTGGGTGTGGAGTTTAACCTTGATATATTAGCCGAAATTCATAGAAAACATTTCAAAGGTCTTTTTTATAATAAGTATAAAATTCCACTATCTAATGATTATAAAATTCAGGTAATTGCAGATGGGGATGAAAAGGATTCTAAATTGGTAGAATGGGCAAACGTTTTTCATGAACAATTAGATATGGCGAATATTCCTTGGTCTGTATCAGGACATCAAGATATTTTTCAATATCGACTTGCTACTTTAAGATGTGATGGTGATGATATATATAAAGTTGTTGATGATGTACCAAATGGTTCAGATTGGATTATTTGTGAAATGATATATCATAAAGAGCGATATGCTATATGCTTAGCTGCAAAAACAAAATTTTTATCACCTAAACAGATTAAAAAAAAGTAA